GACAACTTTAACCAAAATATACTCAGACATAGACTTTACTTTCACCAAGAAGCCGGTGACTGGTGATGTTGCTTTAAGTTTTGATAATAAGGCTGTAATACGTTCAATCCGAAATCTGTTGTCAACAAGGAAATATGAACGACCATTTGATCCCGATTTAGGGTCAAACATTGATGCACTTTTATTTGAAAACTTCTCACCGCTTGTTGCAAGTTTAATTGAAAGAGAAGTTACTGATACCATAAACAACTATGAACCAAGAGCACTATTGGATAGTGTCCGGGTTTCTGCTGATCCAGATTCAAATCATTATGATGTTACAATAACATTTTACATAGAAAATGCAACATTACCGACAACAGTAACACTCCTTTTAGAGAGAAATAGATAAGATGGCTGCAAATACTGGTTTAAACATAACAGAACTAGATTTTAATCAAATAAAAACTAGCCTGAAGAACTATCTTCAGTCACAAGACATTTTAAAAGATTATAATTATGATGGTTCTGCACTTTCAACGTTGTTGGACATTCTAGCATACAATACACAATACAATGCTTATTACTTGAACATGGTGGCCAATGAAACATTCTTGGACACCGCTTTACAGAGAGCATCTGTTGTTTCACATGCAAAAACATTGGATTATGTACCGAAATCTTCAATTGCACCAACAGCCACAATCAATTTGAAGGTCAATCAAGTTACTGATACATCATTGACATTACCTAAATTTACATCATTTTTGTCAGAATCTATTGACGGCATCAGTTACATGTTTGTTACAACCGAAAATACCACAGTTACGGTATTAAATAATACTGCAAACTTTGATGGTATAACACTGAAACAAGGTACACCAGTATCTTTGTCTTTTACCTACGATAGTACAACAAATTCAAAATCTTTATTTGAAATACCTGAAATAAATGTGGACACAACCACGTTAACGGTTTCGGTGCGTGAATCATCATCAAACAATTTTTATAACATCCACACACACGCAAAAGATTATCTAACACTCTCAGGTTCTTCTTTGGTTTATTTCTTACAAGAAAATGTCAAAGGTTTCTATGAAGTTAGTTTTGGTAATGGTGTGCTTGGTAAAAAATTAACCAACGGTAATATTGTTACACTATCATATGTTGTGACAAATGGTTCGGCCTCTACCGATGCAAACAATTTTGTGTTGATGGATTCAATCTCAGGATATTCAAACACAACAATTTTTCCACTAACCTCTGCAACTCAAGGTGGTGATAAAGAATCTATAGAATCAATTAAATTCCAGGCACCTAAATCCTATTCTGCACAAGGTCGTGCAGTAACCAAAGAAGATTACATCACAGCAATTCAACAGAACAATCTTGGTTACTCCTTTGATTCGGTGAATGTTTGGGGTGGCCAAGAGAATGATCCACCAGTATATGGGCAAGTGTTTATTGCAATGAAACCATCTGGTGCATACATGCTAACTGAAAATCAAAAATCAAAATTGATTAAAGATGTTTTAAGACCTATATCAGTACTGACTGTAGAACCTACGATTGTTGATCCAGATTACACATATATTCAAATTACCGCAAATGTGTTGTATGATCCTAAGAAAACAAGATTGACTGCAAGTGAAATAAAAACAAATGTCAAAACTGCAATTAACAATTATGCAAGAACAACACTGAATAGTTTCAATTCGACATTTAGATCATCTGAATTTAATAATCAAATCAATTCAGTCGATTCTTCTATCATCACAAACGAAATATCAATACAATTACAGAAGAAATTTTATCCAAACCTATCAACACCAACAACATACAAATTGTATTACGGTGCACCATTAAAACGTGGTTTGTTTTTGAGTGGCATCACTAGTTCACCTTCTATTGTGTATAGAAACCCATTAAATTTGGCATTATCAGTTGATGGGCTTTACATTGAAGAAGTACCCTCATCAACAGGTGGTGTAGAATCTATAACAATAACAAATCCTGGTTTTAGTTATCAGGGTCAACCAACAGTCGCTATATTAGGTGATGGAACTGGTGCAACAGCTGAAGCCGTTATGTCAAATAACGGCACAATAAAACAAATTAATGTTTTAACAAAAGGAACAGGATACACATCTGCCATACTTAAAATTACTCCGGCTGAAGGAGATACTACAGGTTCATCAGGCGGAGGTATAATTACACTTGAAGGTCGTTACGGTATACTAAGATTATACTACAATGATACAACAAATGTCAAGACTGTGTTCAAAGGTAATATTGGTACTGTGGATTACAATTTAGGTGTAGTTACATTAGATGCATTTACACCATTGAATGTAAATAATGATTTGGGATTATTAACTGTAACTACTAACCCAACAACAACAATTATTTCATCTACATATAATAGAGTTATCACTGTAGACGAATTTGATCCACAGTCTATTATTGTTAATGTTACTGCCAAATCAACATGATAGAAAATAACCAAAAAACCTCAAATCTGGTTTTATCTCAGTTACCTGAGTATGTTCGGGATAATCCTGAATATGCCAACTTCAATCTATTCCTAAAGGCTTACTATGAATGGATGGAAACAACAGGTAAAGTAACAGATAGGTCAAAAAACCTATTAAATTATAAAGATGTTGATGCAACAACGGAAGAATTCATAGATTACTTCAACAACGAATTCTTACCTTTTTTTCCTAGAGAATCTTTGATAAGCCAAGAACAGGCTGTAAAAGTTGCAAGGCAACTGTATCAAAGTAAAGGTACACCAGGATCATATGAATTTCTTTTCAGAGTTTTATATAACACAGATGTGGAAATATTCAACACTAAAGATTCGGTGTTCAAAGCATCCGCTGGAACATGGTATATTGCAAAAAGTTTAAAACTATTGTCGGCCAATCCATATTTCTTACAAACAAAAAACTATAGGATTTTTGGCGAAGTTTCAAAATCTATTGCAACAATAGAAGCTGCGGTATTAGTTGGAAACAAAACAGAAATATTCATATCAAATATACAAAGATTATTCAATTCTGGTGAAACTGTTAGAATTGTAGATTCAAATAATCAAGATGTTTTATTTGGTGGAAATGTTCTTCGAGCAAAAATTGTTGGTCAAATTAGCCAAATAAAAGTTAATCCAACAAGCCGTGGTTTGACATATCAACCTGGTGATCCTGTTGTTGTTTATGGTGGGTTAAACGCAAACGTTGCAAATCCAATTGGTGCAACTGCAATAATTGGTGAGATTACAAAAGGTTCCATTCAACGTATTAATGTGGTAGAAGGTGGTTATGGTTATTCCATGAAACCAAATACTACCATTATAATTGAAGATTCGGCTATAAGTGGCGCAAGAGCAAATGTTGGTTCAATTTCACCTTTTCTACCACCAGCTTTTATAATTGTTAATGGTGGTTCTGGTTATAGAATTAATGATACTATTGTGTATGATGAATCAACTTTTGCGTTTGTTTCGTCAGTTGATGCACAAGGTACCATAACAAATATTAAATATAGTGCGTCAGTTAATGCACAAGCTATTGTTGGAATAACAGCACAAGTATTTTCCTCAAACACACAAGCTACCGGCGCAATTGTAAAAACCGCCACGGCAGTCGGCAAGGCAAGTTCGAACGTAGCTTTCATACCAATGGATGTTATTGGTTTTAAAAGGAATATTCAATTAAGTAATGCAAACTTTTTCTTTGCAAATATAGCAACATCGACAAAAGATACCACTCTTGCAAATTCATTTACTTTTGGATCTTTATCAACATTTCCTATTTCTTCCGTAATTGTTGATAATGGTGGTGGTGGAATAACTAAGATTCCTCAAATATCTGCATTATCAACATATGTGACAGAAGATTCTTTTGATGAATTTTCTATTAATTCTTCATTAGAAAGTTTGGGTATATTAGGACCAATTCAAGTCACAAATGGTGGTGTGGGATATGTAGTTAATGACAAGATTATTTTTACCGGCGGCAGTGGCAATGGACCATATGCAAATGTGGTCAGTGTTGATGCAAGTGGAGCTATTACATCGGTGGATTATTTTATTGATCCAGAGTATCGCACATATCCAAAGTGGCCATTAGGTGGAATGGGTTACAAAAATCAATTTTTACCCTCATTATCCGTAGTTTCTTCCAATGCACAAGCAACCGGTGCATCATTATATGTTCCAGGTATTCTTGGAACAGGCGCAATTTTTTCACCGGTTGTAGATAGAGCAGGTTCGGTAACAACAATTTCAATTCAAAATTATGGTGAAGATTATGAATTTAAACCTAATGTATCCATAAGAATACAAGACATTGCGGTATCTAATGTTGCAATTGAAAATTTACCAGCAAAAGATGAAATAATATATCAGGGTCCAACAATCAATCTTGCATCATATGTTGCAAGGGTTAACTCAGTTTCTTTGTTATCTTCTGATGCAAACACACAATTGTCATTGTATAATCTGAGAGTTTACAATTATGATTCTCAACCAAATCCAAGTTTACCTTTAAAAATTGACGGTAGATTTATTAATTTGAAAATGGCCAATTCGGCTTTCCCACAATTTGTACAGACATACAATTATTTTGATTCGTTGGGTAATCAAACGGTATATACAAGAGCTTATGATAAGACTGGTGTGATTTCTTTTGGAGATGGAACCGCAAAAGCAAATGCAACATTCTTAAATGGTCTTGTGATTGGTGAAGGGCAATATTTGACTTCACAAGGCCAACCAAGTTCATATGATGTGTTGCAAAGTATCAAGTACAACAATTTCACATATCAAATTACACTTGAAAAAGAAATTTCAAAGTACAGAGAAGTATTATTAAACCTATTACACCCAACTGGAACAAATGTAATTGGTCGTTATGCATTAAAATCAAACAACGAAGTTTTCCACCATGCACAACAAGGTTTTGAAAGTGGTCAAAAACTATCTTATTATTTGGGTGAACATACATCTGATGCACTTAATATTGTCACAAGTTTTACCAATAAGAGTAACAATGTAATCAAATTTAATAATAAACTTGGTGCAAATTTAGAAACAATTATATTTCCAAACGTAAGTACAATTGAAATTAAGAATGACCGTGGCGTAAACATCAAGTCTTTGGTTATTGGTGTGAATGATGCGGCCAATTCAATAACAATTGCAAGTAATGTTTGGTTAACATTTGGAAATGTGGCGTCTGTTACTGGTAACTCTGGCAGCAACACACTAAATATTACATCATTGACTGGTCAATTTGATTATGAAAATGGTGGTGTTTATAGTAACACAAGTTATCCATTAAAAGATATTGTGTATAGTGGCGATTCAATTCAAATGAACGCAAATGTTTACACAGTGGAAACCGTAAACTTTACACAAAACCAAATTGTTTTAACGACCAATTTATCTTCTAATGAAAATACATTACTATCAGTCAAAAGAAATTTCATTGCAAATAGTACACCAGTATCAAATCAAATTAAAATATTTGGTCCTATTGGTGTACAATATGTACCAGAAATTGCCACAGAAAATGATATCACATTAATAACAGAAGATGGTAGAACAATCCTATTGGGGTAAACAATGTCAACAGTAAAAATTTCTCAATTACCAAATCTAACACGTTTAGATAGCAACACATCAAATACAATATTGGTTGGTATTGATAACTCAACCAGTGTTACCAGTCAGTTTACAGCTAGAACATTGGCTGAAAGTCTCTATTCCAATACTGCACTGAATGTTGGTAACAACGCAATCATTCTACCAAATGTTATTGCACAGTTTGTTGGTAACAGTTCAGCATACTTACAAACAAACTTGCAAAATAAAACACCTTCTGGTGCAGCTGACCATGTTATCACCGCTGATGTTGGTACGGATGAAAAAGATTATATTGACTTGGGTATACATGGTTCTACCAGCTCTGATGCAATATTCACTTCTATACTACCACTAGATGGTTATTTGTTTGTACAAGGTAACACCGCAACATCGACAGGTGGTAACCTAATCATAGGTACAACAACCGCAGGTAGAACAGTTAACATCATTGCAGGTGGTCCAGGTTCCGACAAACTTCAAGTAAAGATTTCAACAGATGGTGTGAATTTGGTCGCAAAACCATTGAAGTTTGCAGATGGAACATCACAAAACACCTCTGCAACCGCATCGGCCGCTTCAGGTGAATCGTTCGCCAACGGTGCATTTGCAAGAGCCAACGGTGCATATGGTGTTGCAAATTCTGGTTCATCATTTGCTAATGGTGCTTTTACGACAGCCAATTCTGCGGCCATATTTGCTAATGCTGCATTTGGTCAAGCCAACTCAGCCGCATCTTTTGCTAACGGAGCATTCTTGGTTGCCAATTCAGCTGCCATATTTTCTAACGCAGCATTCGACCAAGCCAATTCTGGTGCATCTTTTGCAAATAGTGCATTCTTGGTATCCAATTCAGCCGCATCTTTTGCTAACGGAGCATTCTTGGTTGCCAATTCAGCCGCATCTTTTGTTAATGCAGCATTTACTACTGCTAATGCTGCATTCGGTCAGGCAAACTCTGGTGCATCTTTTGCTAATGGATCATTCTTGGTTGCCAATTCTGCGGCCATATTTGCTAATGCTGCATTCCTACAATCTAACACGGCCGCTGCATCTTTTGGCCAAGCAAACTCAGCCGCATTATTTGCTAATGCTGCATTTAGTCAAGCCAATTCTGGTGCATCCTTTGCAAATAGTTCTTTTATAGTTGCTAACTCAGCAGCCATA